CTGTACGGATTCGGAGCCGCTCCCCAACTTCCTGATGGCACTCCCGTGTCCTATCAGCAGGGTGGTGTGCTCTTCCTCCAGCGCTATGTCTACAATGTGTATGGCCTCGCCTTCGCATTGACCAAAGTGTTGGTTGAAGACGGCGACCATATCCGCATCGGTCAGGTGTACGCCCGTCACCTCGCCCAATCACTGATTGAGACCAAAGAAACGCTGTCAGCCAATGTGCTGAACCGCGCTTTCAATGCCTCTTATCCCGGTGGTGATGGCGTGTCGTTGATCAGCACTGCTCACCCCATCGTGAGTGGCACTTTCAGCAACCAGTTGACCACCGCCGCCAATCTGTCGCAGACCTCCTTGGAGCAAATGCTGATCCAGATTCGCCAAGCTGTGGACAACAACGGCAAGAAGATTCGCTTGGTTCCCCGCCAATTGGTGGTGGCTCCTGGCAATGTCTTCCAAGCTGAAGTTTTGCTGAAGAGCGTTCTGCGTTCAGGCAATGCAAACAACGACATCAACCCCGTCAAGTCCATCGGCTTGTTGGACGAAGGTGCGGCTGTTCTGTCTCGCTTGACCAACCCCAACGCTTTCTGGGTTCAGACTGATGCCCCCGAAGGCATGAAGTTGCTGATGCGCCGCAAGCTGGAGAAGACCATGGAAGGCGACTTTGAAACTGACTCGATGCGCTACAAGGCCACCGAGCGTTACCAAGTCGGCTTCACTGATCCTCGCGCAATGTACGGTACTCCCGGCGTGTAAAGGGACAAGGGCTGGTCTAAAAAGCCAGCCCTTTTTTTAAACTGATCAAGCTTTTCAAGGAGAAGATCAAATGCCTCAATTTTCCGATGACCTGTTTTTAGGCCCGGCCCAGACTTTCATGGGTACTGGTCTTCGCCCATACTCCACGACTGCCACTGGCGGTACTGGTAGTGTGTCCTCTTCCACCCTGACGATCACCGACCTAAACTTTGGCGCACCGATCACAGTGGGCATGTTCGTTGACGGCACAAGCGTGACCGATGGAACCTATGTCACTGGCTTTGGCACTGGCACTGGCGGCGCTGGTACTTACACGCTGAACCAAGCAATCAACATTGCAAACACCACTGCGTTGACATTCCACGGGAACATCACCCTGGACAATCCGTCTCCGATGGATCTGGGTATCGGCCCCTTGGGTCGGATCTATGTCTGGGACATCGTTCCCCAAGCCTTAGTTGCCAACAACATTGCGGCGGCTCAAACCACCTCTTCGTCAATCACATTGACTGCTGGCACTTCGGTGAAATCGGTCACTCTGCCCGCTGGCGGAACTGCATTGCAGTTGGACTGTCCTCGCGCAGTCAGCATCGTGTCTGGCGCTGGCACTCTGACCAACCGCAATGTGACCATCTCTGGCTACGACTACTACGGTCAAGCCATGAGTGAAGTGATTGCAACTGGCACTGTTCAGTCAACCACCGTCAAAGGCAAGAAGGCTTTCTATCTGATCACCTCTGCGACCATCTCTGGCGCTTTGGGTGCAACGATTGCAGTTGGAACCACCGACATCCTCGGTATTCCAGTTCGCGTAACCAATGTGGCCTATGTGGCAAGTGTCAAGAGCAACAGCACCCTGGCGCAAGACGCTGGTACTTTTGTTGCCGCAGACACCGCCACTGCAACGACCACCACTGGTGATGTTCGCGGTACTTATGTCCCCGCCACTGCATCGAACGGCATCGTTCGCACGGTGATGGGTGTTCTGTTGCCCGGTATCGCTGTCGGCCCTAACGCTACTCGCGTTGGCGCTCTCGGTGTGACTCAAGCCTAAAGGAGAGCACCATGGGTCAATTTAAACCAATGGTCAAAATGATGACCACTGAGCCAACAGTCGAACTGAAGCTCAAAAAAGGTGGCTCCGTGAAGAAGGCTGACGGCGGGATGATGGGTTCGCCCATGTCTGCTTCGATGCCCTCTTCTATGCCTGCTCGTGGCGGTCTCACTATGGGTAATGCACCCATGAAGCCCTCCATGGCAATGCGCCGCAAAGCAATGATGGGTCGTCCTATGTCGGCTCCTATGTCGGCTCCTATGTCGGCTCCTATGTCGTCTCCTACGCCTCCCATGGCCTCCCCCGCTCCTATGTCGGCAACCCCGATGAAAAAGGGCGGCAAGATGGCTGAAGGCGGCAAAGCTGACATGGCGCAAGACAAGGCCATGATCAAGAAGGCTTTCAAACAGCATGACATGCAAGAGCATAAAGGTGGCAAGGGCACTTCTTTGAAATTGAAGAAGGGCGGCAAGATGGCTACTGGCGGCGTTGTTGAAGCTCAAGGTGGATACAAGGCTGGCGGCAAAGTCAAGATGGCTATGGGCGGCATGATGGGTGGCGGCATGATGGACGGCTCTTACAAAAAGGGCGGTATGCCAATGGTCATGAAAGATGGAAAAAAAGTTCCTTCTTTTATGGCTGGAAAAATGGCTAAAGGTGGCATGGCTTGCGCTGATGGCGGCATCATCAACACCGAAGGCCAAGGCGGCTCATACCGCAACACCAAGATGCACGAAGCCAAGCCTGATCACGCCTCTGGCAAAACCGGAGTTGTGAAGTTGGGCAACGGCGCTGGCTACAAAGCTGGTGGTGGCGTCAAGGGCCAAGGCATCGACGGTAATGTGTCGGGCACTCCTCCGGGCGTGACCAACATGACGACTGGCGGCGTCCGCTTGAGCAATGCTGGTGGCTTTAAAAAAGGCGGCACTGCAAAAAAGTATGCTAGGGGCGGCGCGGTAGTGCAAGATGATGGTCGGGCGCAGAAAATGCCCCAAGGCCAAAAGAAGCCCTCCGCCCCTGTGAGCATCAATGCACTGTCAGGAACCTTCAAAAAGGGCGGTTCTGTTCGCAAGATGGCCGATGGTGGTGACGCCATCATCGACCGCGAAACCGCCCGGATGAATGCCGAGAAAGCCTCCGAGAAATCGGAGAATCAAGCCATGCGTGAGGCCATCATTGGCGCTCCTTCCCGTGCTCTTGAGCGCGTGAAAGGGTTCTTTGGTGGCATCGGCAATAAGCCTGATCTGCCTTCTGGCAGTGTGACCAAGACCAAAGAGTCTGTAACTGTTGCACCCGGCAAGAAGCGCGGCGGTTCCGTTCGTTGCTGACCTGAGTGGGGGCTTCGGCCCCCGCTTTTAATTGGAGATAAAAATGGCTGATGCAGTCACAAGTCAAACATTGTTGGACGGAGAGCGTCTGGCAATCATGAAATTCACAAACATCAGTGATGGCACTGGTGAATCGGCAGTCACAAAAGTCAATGTGTCAACTCTTACTTCCAGTGATTCTGGCAAAGCCTGCACTGGTGTTTCAGTGAGCAAAATCACCGCAATTTGCCATGGCATGGAAGTTCGCATGTACTGGGACGCAAATACGGATGTTCCGTTCTTCCTTAGTAATGTGAACAGCAATTACACAAATGATTTTTCCAGTTTTGGTGGAATTACAAACAATTCCAGCACTGGTAAAAATGGAAATATTGTGTTTAGCACGGCAGATGCAAGCTCTGGCGACACATACACTGTTGTGCTTGAGATGATTAAATCCTACGCTTGATCATGCCAAGCAAATCACCTGCCCAACACAACCTAATGGAGGCGGTGGCGCATAACCCCGCCTTCGCCAAAAAGGTCGGCATCCCTCAAAAAGTCGGCAAAGATTTTGCCAAGGCCGATGAGGGCAAAAAATTCAAAGGAGGCGGCTTGTATGAAAATATCAATGCAAAGCGTGAAAGAATCGCTGAAGGCTCTGGCGAAAAGATGCGTAAGCCTGGGGCAAAAGGTGCTCCAACGGCTCAAGCCTTCCGAGAGTCCGCCAAGACAGCCAAAATGAGCACTGGCGGGAAAGCAACCAATTTTTGTTGGTAAATCATGGCAAAAAATCCATCTTTGGCCGTTGGCCGTGGCGAGAAGCTTCCAGTGTCCAAGGGCGCTGGATTGACGGCCAAGGGGCGTGAGAAGTACAACCGTGAGACTGGTTCTCACTTGAAGGCTCCACAACCCCAGGGCGGGTCACGCAAGGACTCTTTTTGCGCCAGAATGAGCGGTGTTGTGGAGCACTCTAAGGGTGACGCGCCAAGAGCAAAGGCATCATTGAAGCGCTGGGATTGTCCGGGCTGGTAAGGAAAAAACATGGCGTACTCAGGAACAGTCGGAACAACGGTCATCGATGTCCAGACATTGATCGACCATGGCGCTCGTCGGTGCGGCAAGCTGGCCGAGGAGTTGACTTCTGAGCAACAACTGTCCGCTCGGGAGAGCCTGTACTTCCTGATGTCCAACCTTGCCAACCGTGGCATCCAGTATTGGGCCATCAGCAAAGAGGTTGTGGGCCTGACTGCGGACAAGTACATCTATGACCTGCCCCTGGGGTCGGTGGATGTGCTCCAAGCCCTGTATCGCCAGATGAACCGCCCCACCCCAAACAATGGTGGCGGGTACTCAACCAGCGCAGGCGGCACTGTTGCCAACGCCTTTGACAGCAATGTGGACACGCTTTGCACCCAGAATGCGGCCAACGGCAACATCTCGGTCAATTACGGGACAAACAACCCGGTCTACATTGGTTCGATTGGCTACCTACCCGGTGCAACGGGCACGATGTCCATCATCTACGAGTATTCCTCTGACGGAGCCACTTGGAAGACCCTGGTTGACCTGGGTTCCACCGCCGTTGTGGACAACGAATGGATCTGGACTGACATCAATGCTGGTCAGACGGTGCAGTATTACCGTGTCCGGGCCTACAACACCACCACTTTGGTGGTTCGTGAGGTGTATTTCGGCAACAACAGCACCGAAATCCCCATGGCAAGGCTGAACCGGGACGACTACACCAACCTGCCCAACAAAAACTTCACTGCCAACCAGCCTTTCCAGTTCTGGTTTGACAGAACCGTGCCAAAACCCTCAATTTACCTGTGGCCCGTGCCATCTGACACCTTTGTGCAGATGACTCTGTGGTATTCCAGGCAGGTGATGGATGTCGGGGCGCTCACTGATGAGCTTGAGATCCCCCAAAGATGGTACGAGGCTGTGGTCTCTATGCTGGCGCACAGAATGTCGATGGAACTACCCGGAGTTGCTGTCGACCGCATCGGTTATTTGGAAAAAATGTCCGACAAGTTCCTTTATGACGCTGAACAAGAAGAGCGTGATCGTTCGCCAATTTATTACGCACCAAATATTTCAGTTTACACAAGATAGTAATGAATTATTTAACATACGCTCATTACAAGCCCGATGGCTCGATGTTTTACATCGGCAAAGGCACTCCCCGCAGAGCGCACAGTTCTGTTGGGCGTAATGTCGTATGGAAGCGCACTGTTGAAAAACATGGCGGCTTCAAAGTTGAAATTCTTGGTCGTTGGAATACTGAGCAAGAGGCGTTTGATCATGAAATCTTTTTGATCGACACAATCAAAAACATGGGCGTCTCTCTCGTGAACATTGCTCGTGGCGGATTGGGTTCCACTGGATTCAGGCACACACTGAAGCACAAGTCCACCCTTGCCACAAGAATGAAGGCAAGCAACCCAATGAGCAACCCAGAGGCAAGAGAAAAACAAAAGATTGCCGTCAAGGAGGCAATGAATCGGCCAGAGGTTCGTGCTCACCAAAGAGCCGCCAAGCTTGGAAAAAAATTCAACGACTCACACATTGAGTCTTTGAAAAATTGCCATCCCATGCGACCTTGCGTCATCAATGGCGTTGAGTACAAGTCTTTGATGGAGGCGTCAAGGGCCATCAATGTTCGCCATGGCACTCTGTATCGTTGGCTGAACAATCCAAATGTGGCGCACAGCAAAAAGTACAGCCACATCACTGAGGCGAGGTGGATGTAATGCCCAGATTCCTTGACACCCGTGGCAATTCAACACTGAGCATATTCATTTGTGGACGATGCAAGATGAAGCGCCCAGAGGATGAAGCGCACCCTGACGCCAACTTTCCTGGCGTGATTGTGTGTGAGCGTGGGTGCGGGGATCAAAAAGACCCATACCGCCTGCCTGCCAGGAAGACCGAGAAGATCACCATCCGCTACCCCAGGCCAGACTTGAGCGTGGCGGTGGACAGTCACGCCATTGATACGGGCGGATATCAGGGATATGTTTTGTCCACTCAGGCCAATACATCGACCCCAGAACAAAATGGCAATGTTGATGGCCTAGAAATCCAACCCTGATATGGCAAACCAGACCATTACCCAACTCCCAACCGCTGGGCCGATCACAGGCGCGGAGCTTGTGCCCGTTGTCCAAAACGGCCAAACGGTACAAACAACTGCCTCGGCGCTGGCTGGGTCTCCTGTCCTGACCCAGACCTTCCTAACGCTCAATCAGGAGCCGACCCTTAACAACTCCCGGCGTCTGAGTGCATCCAATGGCTTGACCCTGACCGACAACGGCGCTCAGTCCACCTTGGTACTCGGGATGACCGGGAATGCGGCCAGCCTGAACCTGATGGGAACGGGGTTTGCTGTCAGCACAGCCAGCGGGACGATGGTTGCCCGGTCAATTGCTGTGACTGGCAACGGATTGGCGATTACAGACGGCAACGGCATTGCAGGCAACCCTACCCTTGGGCTTAACGGGATAGCCCTCTCCCTGGCCTCCCTGACGGGTTCCGGGATCATGTCCGGGTCTGGATCGATTGCCAACTATGTGACCATCACCGGGGTCTCAAACCAAACATCGGTGACCAACGGTACTGGTGCGGCTGGAAACCCAACCATCGGGCTGGCCGACAACCCCATCCTTCCAGGCTCTGGGTCGGTGACTCTGCCCAAAGGAACGGTTGCCCAGCAACCTGCCGGGTCGGACGGGCAACTGAGGTTCAACACCACCACATCGACCTTTGACGGGTATTCCGCTGGGTCTTGGAGGCAGTTCTCCACCGCAGGGGGCGTGACAAGCTTTTCTGGCGGCTCCACGGGGCTTTTGCCATCCACCCCCACCTCGGGTGCTATCACCCTGACTGGGACGCTCACAGCGGGTTATGGTGGCACGGGTGCAACCACTTTGACGGGCTATGTGTACGGCAACGGCACATCGGCCATGACTGCCTCGACCACGATCCCTACTACTGCTTTGTCTGGGACAGTCACGAACGCCCAGTTGGCAAACTCGGCGATCACAATTAACGGTTCATCGGTGAGCCTGGGTAGCTCTGTCACTGTCACAGCTACGGCCACAAACGCCTTGACCATAGGCACTGGCCTGTCGGGGACGAGCTATAACGGCTCGTCTGCCGTCACCATTGCCATCGACAGCACTGTGGCGACCTTATCTGGGACTCAAACACTTACCAATAAATCGATCAGCGGTGCGGCAAACACTTTGTCCAACATTGGGAACAGCAGTCTCAGCAACTCATCGGTGACCATCAACAGCACCACTGTTTCTTTGGGATCTTCGGCAACAATAACTGCGGCCAATCCAAACGCCTTGACCATTGGTCTTGGGTTGAATGGCACAAGCTATGACGGGTCTTCGGCAGTCACGATTGCAATTGACTCGACCGTTGTGACCACGACTGGCGCTCAATCGCTGACCAACAAAACAATCAATGCCTCAAGCAATGTCTTGACAAACATTGGAAACAGCAGTCTGACCAACTCATCTTTAACAGTTGGATCAACGGTAATCAGCTTGGGTGGCACAGCCACCACACTGGCTGGCTTGACCTCCATCACCTTGACGCAAGACCCAGTGTCTGATCTTCAGGTGGCGACCAAGCAGTATGTGGACTCAATCGCCTCGGGGTTGAACTACCACCAGCCAGTCAACTACGCATCTGTCGCCGCTCTGCCGTCCTATGTCTACAACAATGGCGTATCAGGCGTTGGAGCCACCATAACGGCAGTGGCGTTTGGCGCTCTTTCGTTTGGCGGGGGTTCTCCCACTGCTGGACAGCGCCTGCTGGTCAAGGATGAGGCTGGTGCAAATCAGCCTTACAACGGCATCTACACCGTCACCAGCGCAGGCAGTGCTGGATCTCCATTCGTTCTGACCCGAGCCACTGACTATGACACCAGCGGCACTGGAACCAACGAGATTGATGCTGGCGACTATGTCTTGGTTTTGTCGGGAACCAACGCCTCAACCGCATGGGTTCAGCAAACCACGCTTCCGATTGTGGTGGGCACGACTGCGCTGGTCTTCCTCCAGTTCAATGCGCCGATCACATACACCGCAGGCACTGGCTTAAATTTATCGCCTGCAACGACATTCAACATCTCCAACACCGGGGTGACGGCGGCGGCTTATGGGTCGGCTTCATCAGTGGGGACTTTTACGGTCAATGCCCAGGGCCAACTGACCTTGGCGGCGTCCACATCGATTGCAATCAACGGCAACCAAATCACCTCTGGGACTGTGGGTTCTGCGTACATCACAGGCTCGTACACCGGGATCACTGGGCTTGGGACTGTCACCGCAGGAACATGGAATGCAACGACAATTGGGGTTGCGTATGGCGGGACAGGATTGACCTCTTATGCAATTGGCGACATGGTGTACGCCTCTGCATCTGCAACATTGTCTAAACTTGCGCTTGGCACACAAGGATATGTGCTCACGGCAGGGGCGGCTGGCCCAGTCTGGGGTGGAATATCAGGCGGAACATTCTGAGGAAAAAACATGGCACAACTGAACTACACACCGATCCAGCTTTACTACTCGAACACGGCATCTGCGGCTCCAGGCGCAGGCAACCTTTTGAACGGCGAGTTGGCGATCAACATCAATGACGGCAAGCTGTACTACAAGGACAACAGCGGCACGGTGCAGGTCATTGCCACGAAGGGTGCTGGCACGATTGGTGGCTTGACCACTCAGATCCAGTACAACAATGCAGGCGCATTGGCTGGTAGCTCTGCGATGACATTCAACAATTCAACGAATGTCATTACGCTGACCACG